CATCGAGACTACTTTTTATAGCAGCTTCCAGTTTGGAAAAGACGTCCTATGGGATGAAGCCGTATCTAATAATGGGGCTGCAGTGTGGGACCCAGCTGCTGCCGTTGTAGACCTTACAGCAACAGGAACTTTAAACTCGCAGGTTCTATATCAATCTAAAAACGTTATGCGGTATATCCCTGGTAGAGCCTCTGCTGTAGCTGGCGCCTATCGTCTTTCAGAAATGAAAGCTGGTATGCGCTATCGTTGGGGGTTGTTTAACGAGGAAAACGGGGCGTACTTTGAAGTAGATGGTACAGAGATGTACTGCGTAGTTAGGACTAAGACTACTGGAACTATAGTTGAGAACCGTATCCCAAGAAGTTTGTGGAATGGCGACAAGCTTAACGGAGATGGTCGCAGCGGACTTAACATTGACCTCACAAAACAACAACTTCTTTATATTGAGTATGAGTGGTATGGCGCGGGTGAAGTAAAGTACTACTTTGTTATTGATGGTAGAAAGCGTTTAATCCACACAACTAGCCACGCTAACCACATTTCAACTGTATGGTCTGCTACCCCCTTTCTTCCAATCAGAATGGAAGTAAAGAACACTACTGGCGTTACTGGTGGAGGAAAGCTTCACGTAGGCTCTATCTCATATGCGGTAGAGGGTAACTCTGCCTATCAAGGCGCAGTAAATAATATGACTACACCGATTGCGGGAGTTACAACAACTGCAGCCGACACCTTCTACCCCATTATCAGCGGAAGACTAAAGTCAACAGCTCTTCAGGCTGTGGTTGTTCCTCTATCTTTCCAGATAGCAACCCTTGATAACACCTCTTTACACTATAAGGTTTTTATAAACTCCACGCTTACTGGAGGTACTTGGGTAGACACCCTTAACCCAGAACCTATTACCCAATACAACTACACAGCCACTGCTTTAAGTGGTGGGGTAGAAATCTACGGTGGGTTCCAAGTTGCTGGAAGCGGAGCGCCTCAAATTGTGTTTGACCCAGGAGTAAACGCTCAGCTAGGAAGAACATCTCTAGGAACCGTTTCAGATATCTTTACTATTGCAGCTGCCACTACTAATGGTAACAAAAAAGTTGTATGTTCAGTTAACTGGTTAGAGCAAAGATAAGGAATATAAGTAATGGCTAAAGATACGAACCCTTGTTGGGACGGCTACGTCCAAGTAGGCATGAAGACTAAGGGTGGCAAGAAAGTTCCGAACTGCGTCCCCGCAGGTTCTGGCAAAAAGAAAGTCTCCAAACCTAAGAAAGCGAGTAAGTAATATGTGTGCTACATGTGGATGTATGGGAAAGAAGAAGGCTGCTAAGAAGGTCGCTAAGAAGGCGGCTCCAAAGGGCATGTCATCTAAGCAAAAGAAGCTTGATATGGACAAAGACGGCAAGCTAGAAGGCTCAGACTTCGCCGCCCTACGAAAGAAGAAGAAGTAATGTGCGCCACCTGTGGCTGCGGTAAGCCAAAAGACAAGCATGGTATGAAGACCCTAGCTGCTGCTAACAAAAAGTTTGCTAAGAAGGCTGCCCCGTCTAAGGCTAAGAAGGCATCTATGCCTAGAAAGAAAGGCATGTAATGGCTACCTTTAACTTCGGCAAATACACAGAGGCCAAGGATAAGAAGAAGGACGCCAAGATGACCAAGGGTATGACCCCAGCTCAGAAGGCTAAGTTTGAGAAGGCTGACAAGGCTCACGGAGCCAAGAAGAAGCCAAAGACAATGGCTGAAGATAAGAAGATTGACGCCAAAATCATTAAGAAGATTAAAAAGAAGTAAGACGCTTAGGGGCCCAAAAGGGCCCCTTTGCTTTATCCTTATAGTGAATCCATGCGGGATTCAAAGCTTCACCCCCTGCGTTGTACCTTGCGAAATCTAGGATGGACATGCCTAAAAAAGTATCATCAGCATCTGACACAGACTTCAGACGCGAGATTAATAAGGCCATTCCTGGTAATGCTGTCACTGCAGCTTTAGGAGCTTTGACTGTCGCAAATGTACTACTGGGGAGACACGTTGCTAAACGTAGAAAATCTCGTAGAGGCTAAAGCCTCCGAGGGCTCATTAGAAATGACTGCAGCTCTTCGTGAGCGTGCAGTAGCTGCTGGCTGGCCAGCTGATGTAATCCCCCAGATGTCAGTTAACTTTGACGGTTCTAATTTAAACTACAACGTACCTGATAAAGCGTGGGACCTAGAATACGGTGAGCCTAATAAGTCCGCCCCAACTTCTGTCATGCGCGGTTTGAACTACCGACTACATGGGTTTATGGATGAAATCATAGACAACGAGCTCCTTGACCGTATGGTTATGGAAGACGAGGTGTTCCATGGGTAGCCCATTTATTATTGCAGAGGATGAAGCAATCAAAGCCTACCTACAAGGTATGGTGGTTGCTGATGAGAAGTCGGCCGCAAACAACGGCCCTACTGAGACAATTAAAACTAGACCAGTAAAGGTATGGTTCGGATACCCTGATGTAGAAATCCGTGCACAGGAGTTTCCTTTTGTAACTATAGATTTAATTGATGTTGTTCCAGCTAACGACCGTCAGGTTCAAGGAAAGCTACACGACGGGGACTATCGTGGAACTATCACAGCTGTGCCAGGTTTAGTCTACGAATACGACTACCCTATTGCTTACGACCTTATCTATCAGCTTACAACCTATGCAAGACACCCACGACATGACAGGGCCATCCTGTTTCAAATGTGGAATAAGTTTCCATCTAAGTACGGCGTACTGCCTGTAAGTAATCAGTTAGGAACTGAGTACAGCAAGCGGTCTATGTTCGTAGATGGATATGCAAAGCGACGCCTCCTACGTAACGTCTTTACATTAAGGGTGGTTAGTGAGATGACCCCAGCAGTAGCAGCTACAGCATTTGCTGCTATTACTTCTGTCACTATTAACCTACCAGTAAACAACCAGACGTCTATCCCTTCGGTCTACGAAATCTTGTAATAAACGGCAACCACGTAAAATCTATCTAAGGAGATAATCTAAATGGCATTTCAACGCCCTGGGGTATACGTTCAAGAAACGTTGAACCCTGTACAGCCAATCGCTGGAACTAACTCAGAGTTTGTTACAGCTTTAGTTGGTGAAAACGACCGCGGTCCTATCAACACCCCTTCACTCGTAACATCTTGGAACCAGTATGTAACATTGTTTGGTTCTTGGAACTCTTATACAAACAACTCATTGCCACTTGCAGTTTACATGTTTTTCTCAAATGGTGGCAGCCAGCTTTACGTAACACGTATTGCAGCAGCCCCAGGTCTTGCTACTCGTTCACTCAATGACCGAGCTGTTAGCGCTTCAGCAACTCTCCAAGTAGCTGCTAAGAACCCTGGTCGCTGGGGAAATGACCTAAACATTTCTATTGCTAACTCTATTGAAACTGGCTACTTTGACCTTATCGTCTACAGCGGTGGTCAGACAGACTCAAATGTTGTAGAGACATTTAGTCAGCTATCTATGACAACTACTGACACACGCTATGCACTAAACGTGGTTAATGTTTCATCTAACTACGTAACATTGACAGACCTAAACTCTTCAAACACTGGAACTACAAGAAACCCAGCTGTGGTTGCTAACCAAACACTTGCTGGCGGTTCAGTCGGAAACGCAGTCTCAGTTACAGAGTACTCAGCGGGTCTTGCAGCATTTGATACAGTACTTCAGTCTTTGGTTCTTAACTTGCCAGGTCAGACAGCTGTAAACGTTGTAAACGCTGCCATTAGCTACGCTGAATCACGCGATGACGTATTCGTAGTTATTGATGGAATTGACAACACTCCAGCAGACCAGCTAACTCGTTCTGCTCAGTACACAGCAAGCTCTCTAGCAGCTGTTTACTACCCACCTCTAGTTATTGCAGACCCAACTGTTGCACTAGGTGCTACCACTGGTAGAACTGTAACTGTAGGTGCTGGAGCAGCTGTGGCAGGTCTTATCGCTACTACTGACAACTCTCGTGGAGTTTACAAGGCACCTGCTGGTTTGCAGGCTCGTCTTGCTGGTGTGGTTTCTACACGTCAGCTTACAAATGCAAACCTTGATTCTCTTAACTCAGCAGCAGCCCCTGTAAACGCTATCCGCTTTATCCCAGGCTCAGGCTATGTTGTAATGGGAGCAAGAACTCTTAAGGCAGGTTACATCGACAAGTACGTACCAGTACGTCGTTCACTTATCTACTTACGCAAGTCTCTTACTGACCTTACACAGTTTGCAATCTTTGAGCCAAACAACGAAGGACTATGGCGTCGTCTAGATGCAACAGTCTCTTCATTCCTCACACAGTTCTGGTCACAGGGAGGCCTACGTGGCGCTACTCCTGACCAGGCATTCTTTGTCAAGGTCGATGCTGAGAACAACCCTCAGTACCTAATCGACCAAGGCCAAGTAAACATTGAAGTTGGCGTTGCACTACAGCGTCCAGCTGAATTCGTAATCATCAAAATTGGCCAGTTTGACGGTGGAACCACCGTTACTGTTGCGTAAAGGAGAGCCAAATAAATGACAACCCCTTCAAGTATCATCAATCGCTTCTCAAAGCTAGCGACTGACCCACTACGCTCGTTCCGATTTTATGCACAGTTTACACCCGCTCAAGGTGGCGCACCGTTCACTGATAAAATCCTAACTGGCTCAAGCGCAGACCCAGCAACATCTGGTATCTCATCTAGCTGGATTGGTGGTTTCTCGCAAATCTCTGGTCTAAGCATTAACACACAGTCAATCCAGTACCGTGAAGGTGGCTACAACACCACTGTACACCAGGTACCTGGTATGACTACCTTCTCACCAGTAACCTTCCAGCGTGGAGTTCTCTACGGAAACGACCAGGCTATTACCTGGATGCGTGGATTGTTTGCTACAGCTTCAGGTGAAGGTATTGCAATGCGTCAAGGTGGAGTGGACAAGAACTTCCGCGTAGACATTAACGTCTATGTCATGGACCACCCAAACACTGCTACAAACGCAGCAACCACCACTGTAAACGACAACACCCCACGTATGGGATTCAAGATTCATAACGCTTGGATTACTACGCTAAACTATACAGACCTAAATGCTGCTGACGGAGCGATTCTTTATGAGTCAATGTCATTAGTTCACGAAGGTTTGTCAGTGTTCTTTACTGATGCAAACTACATCCGTAAGGATACTGGAAAGCTTTAAACCAACCAATAGGAGTATAAAATGTCAGACATTATTACCGATGCACAATTACTACAACAGTTTGCTGAAAAGATTTCAGAGGAGCCCGCGCCTAAGATTAAGACGCGGGCGCCTTCTGAGTCTGAGGTAGACCTGCCAGGTGGTTTTGTTGACCTTAAGGGTGAACTACATACCTCGGCAGAGGTTAGAGAACTAACAGGAGCAGACGAAGAAGCTGTAGCTAAATCAGGTTCTTCAGGTAAGGCCCTCAACGTTCTACTAGCCAGAGGCTTGGTGAAACTTGGAGACAAGGAAGCCACAGCCGACGACCTAGATATGTTGCTATCGGGAGACCGTGACGCAATCCTTCTAGGTATTAGAAGGGTTACATTTGGACAGACATCAACCCTAATGGTTAAGTGTTTCTCTTGCCAAGATGAGCATGAGACAACTATTGACCTAGTGGAAGATGTTCCTGTTGTTAGGTTGAAGGACCCAGTGGGAGACCGCGTATGGGTTATGGATACTAAGCAAGGCCAGGTAACTGTGGCTCTTCCAAACGGCATAACACAAAAAAGGTTGATGGAAAACTACGACAAGACATCAGCCGAGATTAATACACTCTTACTATCTGGATGTATTGTTTCAATAAACGGTGAACCATCTGTTGGAGCTGGTACTGCACTATCACTTGGTATGGCAGACCGCACCCGCGTAATCGACGAGATTATCAAGCGCAACCCAGGCCCTCGCCTTGGGGAGGTGAAGAAAGCTTGCAAGGCATGCGGTGAAGATATCTCTCTACCGCTGAGCTTGCTAGATTTGTTTCGTATATAGCGAAGCAGATTACGAAGAGCTACTTGACCAGTATGAAGTCCTAACAAGGTCTTTTACTGGATGGACACTAAAAGATATACGCGCCTTATCAGTTCGTGAAAGACAGAACTGGTTAGAACGTTCCCAACGATACCAACCTAGAGGATAGTGATGGCAAGAGAAGACCTTAACATGGGTAGCTCTAACGCTGCCGCATTCATCTCATCCCTAAGAACTGGCCTGTCTTCACTGCGACAGGAGATGAACCTCCTAAAGCAAGGCACAGGTGATTGGTCAAACCTATTAGGTGGGGCCATGGGACGCCTCAATGGGCGCGGAAACTACGGACAGCCTGGTTCAAATTTAATTGCCCCTGTTCCAGTATTTAATGTAACAAGCGCGGGTGAAACATCCCAAGAGTACATGTACCGTCAGTCTGGGCATAACACAGTATTTAATGCCCCTGGCATAGAACCTTACCGCCCTCTACCTTCATACTACACAGGCGCACCAACAGGCGCTGGCGGTGGCGGAGGTATGTCGCCTGCAATGCAGCGTGGTTTAATGGGCGGTGCTGTTGGTGGAATTGCTGGAATGCCTACAGCAAAAGAAGCTGTTGAATATGAACTAGCTACTCAAAGAATGGTGTTCTACCAGCAGCAGGCCTCTTATCAACCTGGTGGAAGAATTAGACCGTTCTCTAATTTAATTCCAGGTAATCCAGACCCTAACAGCGACTATGCAAGAGCGACTGCTTTGTTGCAACAGTTGGGTCGACAGGGAACTACTACAGGTAAGTTTGATACTGTACAAGCAATGGAAGCTGCAAGACAGCTTGGTATTGGTGGACCTAACTTTTCAAACGTAGCCCTTGGCGCAGCACAGATGTCTAACCTTACCCCTGGTATTGGTGTTGAAGGCTCAATGAGAGCATACGGCGCTATACAACAGGGTCGTAACGTCAACATGCTTCGCGGTATTGGTATCCGTATCCGTGGTGAAGATGGTTCTATGAAACCTATGCCACAGATTATTGATGAAATCTGGGCTAAGTTAATGAGAGAAAAGATGGGCAATGAACCCGTAACTGCTCAAGATGTAGCTATCTCTTTACAGCCTGGTAATGCTCTGGCATCTATGCTTGACCAATACTTTGGAAATGACCCCCTACTTCGTAAGCAGGTAGAAGATGGTCTTATGCTTAAAGCGCGAAGTGGTGGACAGGCCTTTGCTGGAAGAGACCTTAAAAAACTTGGTGAGAAGTATGGCGCTACTACACCTGCAGTTAGTTCTTTAAGCCAAAGAATTACAGAATCTACTAGAACCCTACAGCAAGCAGCACCTGCTATGGCTGACGCCTTCACGTATGCAAACCGCGTGCTTAGCTACTTTACAGGTTTCATGAACTTAATTGATAGATTTACTGGTCTGTTCTCTGGAATTGGGGCAATTAAAAGCGGTATAGGAACACTAGGGCAAAGCGGTCTTGGCAATGTATTGTCTGGAGCGTTTAACTTTGCTGCTGGCCCACTACTAGGTGGTCTTCTTGGTAATATGTTTAGAGCAGAAGGTGGACCTGTTGGTGGAAAGATGCCTTACGTTGTAGGTGAGCAGGGCCCAGAACTATTCGTCCCTGAACAGCCAGGAATTATTGTTCCTAACCATGAGTTAAAGAACCACCCATTCCGACATGAGGGTGGCGCTGCGTACCCAGGACACAGCCACAATGGAAACTTTACAGGCCCTAAGGGCTCAAGCGGAATTAAGTTGAGCCCAGATGAATTAAAGAAGGTATTGGAAAGAGCGGGCTTTGAAGGACAGGGATTAGCAAACGCATTAAAGATTGCTGGTGCTGAGTCTGGTGGACGCCCATACGCATTTAATCCACATGGTGGGGACCTCTCCTATGGCCTATTCCAAATTAACATGCTTGGCGACCTTATGGACGAACGTCTAAATAAGTCTTGGAACATGGCAGGCGGTAAGTCATTTAAGTTAAATTCAGTTAACGACCTTTTTGATGCAGAGACTAATGCACGTGTTGCATACCACATGTCTCAAAAAGGATATAACTGGAGCTCTTGGTCTACTAAATCTGTGCTTGGTAACAACAACTCTTCAGGTGATGGTGGCTCAGATAGGTCTACCTTCTCCTCTGCTTCAGCTAAAAATAACGGCAAAGAAGATGGCAAGTTTAGTTGGTCTAAGTTGTTCAGCACTGAAGGAACCAACAATAGAAATCTAGTATCAGATTTACTAAAAGGCTTTACCTCTATGTCAAGCCCTGCACTAAAAACAACATCTCAGGTAGGCGCTACAACGTATAACTATGGCGGCGTTACAGTAAACCTATCTGGTGGAGGAAGCGCACAAGACAATATTGCAGCCCTAAAGGCGGCTCTATCAAACTCAGAGACTCTAGATAAGGCGGCTAAAAACTAATGCCATTCATCGTTCCTCCAGGATTACTTCAAAAAAAGAAAGCTGCTGTAAAAAAAGAAACAGTAAAAAAAGCTGAAGCTTTAAAAAGAATTAACAACCTAGCTACAGCTAGCGTAGTATCAACAACTGCTGGAAGCATTGCATCATCAGCGGCCCCTACAGTTGCTGCAGCTGCTGCGGCCTCAACGGTAGTTGGCTCTGGTCTCAACCGTCAAGCAGTAGGTGTTGCTTTATCTAGAGCAGGCAAAATAGTAAGAGTTGGTGGATTACCTGGACTAGGTGTTGGGTTAGGTCTAACCCTTATTGGAAAAGCTTTGGAAAACTCAGCGATAAAAGATTACAACAATCTGGTGGGGAGTACCCCTCCAGACAATAAGAGTACTAAGTCATTTCCACCAAGAAACTATGACTACAACCTACCGCCACATAAGTGGAGCCTACCTGTAAGACCGCACGCGGTAGACGGTACTAGTGGTAAAGGAAATGTTGCACAGAACAACCACGAGGGCGACTTCCACAGACTACGTAGAGGTGTTATTTGGCACTGGAGTAACGGAAGCGACATCTCTGCTAGCAAAGAAGAAAACGGCGCAACAGTAATTACATCTGCAGCTCAACTACAGGCAGCAACAAAAGAAGCAGATAAAAAGAATGAGATATTAAAGCAGGGCTCTGGAAAAGAGAACAACTACAACTACGGTTTTCAATTCCTATGGAACCCAGAAACTATCTCATCTTCTATTGCAAGAAACATGGATGTTACCCCATCATCAGCTGACCGTTTCCGTTCAGTTGCAGGCGCCTTCCCTGGACAAGAGACATACCAATTCCAGATTATGTTAGACCGTGTAAATGACTTTGCAGCTCTAAGGTCTATGGCTGGAGATACGTATGCAAACTCAATGAAGCATCCAAAAGCTGTAGAGGTAAATGCAAACAGCCCACAGGTTAGAGAAAGTAAGTACGCCAAGATACCAAGTAACGCTGTGGACTACTACCCATCTGGACTTGGGTCTGTAAATTTACAAAAGATTAATGACCTAATGAAGTTTGGAACAATGGCTGACCTTGAGTATCTGTTTAAGGCCCTAAATGGAAACGGAGCTAACCAAGGCTCTGGTGAGTGGGCAACACTGATGCTTAAAAAGACAGCGAACATTGGGTTCCTATCCCCTAGCCTCTTGGGCTTTAGGTTCGGACCTAACGCTCAACAGCAGCTATCTTTTGTTGGATGGATAACAAATATGTCTATCAATCACACCTTCTTTACAGAAGATATGATTCCTTTACGCACAACCGTTTCGTTTAGCTGTGATGCCTTCGCTGGCTCCACAGTGGTTTAGGAGTAGTCATGACTATTTATCTAGGTTCTAGGTACGAGCCATCTTTTATTGACTTTGTTTCTACAGTCCCTAATGGGGATGAGAATCCTATTGTGTTCTACAACTTCCCTGACATTGGGACCCTTAGCTACTACGAGCATACCTTTAAAGAGGGAGAGCGACTAGACCAGCTGGGTAATAAGTACTATAACCGCTCCAGCATGTGGTGGATTATATTAGACCATAACCCTGAAATTAAAGACATCCTTAGTATTCCAGCTGGAACAGTGCTCAGGATTCCACGTGTTTAAATTTGTAAGTGTTTCTTTTCCAGACGCGCCTGAAGGTCCTAGAGCTGTGTATAAGGCCGTACTCATGCAAAAAACCTATGAGCATGAGCTTTTAATTTTAACGTTTAAAGACTGGAACCCTAATTACGAATCGATTAGACCAGGCACTCCTATTGAAGTTACCTTGTCAGCGAACACTACACCTAGAAACTTCTTCGGCTACATTCACCACATCACACCTTCTGCTACCCCAGGAAAGATGTTTACAGAAGTTGTATGCATAGGAGGCTCGTTTCCCCTTAAGCAGGCTTCTCAAACAACTTACAGAGACTGTACGGCAGACCAAGTAATAAAAGAAATCTGTATCAAACACAGCCTACGTTTTATTGGAAAGCCGCACCCTAGAGTTTACGAAATGATATCTCAAGCGGGATATACCGACTGGCAGCTTGCTGTCCGTTTGGCAAAGCAGATTGGTTACACCCTGCGTGGGGAAAACACCGATATCTATTTTGAGCCCATCCTTAATGACTATGAGCTATACAAAGACACCGCTAAGGTATTTGTAATGAAAGACGCCAGCGATGTTACTGGCTCTACGTTGTACTCATTTCAGCCATCTATTGGAGAGTCAATAGAGTACGACGGAGAGATGAAGTCTGCTGTAGCTATTAGCGGTGTAGACAGATTCTCTAAAGCTGCTATGGCTCAGACCAAGCAAAAGAGAAATAAGACTACAAAGGCAAAACGTCAAGACGAGTTCTTTGACCGTTTTAACTCTTTAGTTGTAGCCCCTAATGCAGAGATTGCAACCTACGAAGCAGATGCGGCTGAAGCTAGAAACTCGTTCCCATATAGAGGAACAGCTAGTGTGATTGGTGACCCAACCCTTAGACCTAATATGCCAGTTTATCTATCTGGGCTCGGTCCTACGTACTCTGGATATTGGACTGTCCTGTCTGCGGAACACGTAATGGTTGAGACCGAAAGAAACGTCCCTACTTACGTTACTAATATTGTTGTAGGAACTGACTCTTTAGGTTCTGTAAATGGAGTAGCTGGACTAGAAGTTGCAGTCCCTGGCAGCCCAAAAAGATTAATTAAACCTGGAGTAGCTTCTGGTAGACCAAAGACTAGCAAGCCTCTTATAAAGAGTTCAGCCCGTAGAAGTAGCAATCAAAACAAAGGAAGCTTTGGAAAGATTGGTAACAGACAGAAGGTCACTGCAAAAACTAAGCAGCCTTCTACCTGGGTTGCTGATAAAAAAACTACTAGGGTAACCTTTACTCCTAAAAAGATTAAGTCACCTACCGTGGCTAACAGGGTAAGGAGCAGAGCAGCCCTATGATAGACGAGAAAAGATTCTATGGACTCTACCTAGGCATCTGCGTGGATGTAGAGGACGACCAAAACGATAACCGCATCCGCTTACAAGTACCTCAGGTACTAGGTCAATCAGAGACTGGTTGGGCTAGAGCATGCTTGCCTGTTACATCTAACAGCAACCACCCTGACCACAAGAAACATTTAGCTGCTGAGGTAGCCGCACTTTTAGAAGCTCACGCGGACCACTCAGTGTCGGGCACAACGGGAGGGGCGACAGTTTCTACCTTTGGGTCTCATACACACTCCTTCAGTTTTACGACTCCCCACACCAATAACCATACGGGAAACTCATTGACGTTAGACCATGAGCACGAAACCGACGCTGATACAGACAACAAATGGAATGATGACCAAGAGACAAACCTGACACCTGAGCATACACCGCATAGACTAGTACCTAAGCTAGGTCAAAAGGTCTGGGTTATGTTTGAGGGCGGAGACCCTAATTTTCCAGTATGGATGGGAGTTGAACTGTGACACAACGAGCCATAGCTCTACCTTTTTCTTTTAACTCTGCGGGAGAAGTCTCCTATACAACAGACGAGGCCAAGATTATCCAAGATAGACTTGTGCTAGCAATCATGAGTCGTCCAGGCGAACGAGTTATGCGACCAAGCTTTGGTAGCGCAATTTATGAGACCATGTTTGAAGACGAAAATACTGCCATAGCAATTGCAACTGAGGCAGTAGCCGCATGCTTTACAGAGTTCTTTCCTTACCTAGAGTTTATAGAGGTCCTTCCAGACGTAGACGGAGAGGGCACACTAGAGCTAGAGGTTAGATATAGAAAGTCCCAACAGACATTAACAGAGTCTTTAAGTATAAAGACTAAGACGTTCTCCAGAGCTGGAGAGGTACTACAGGAGGTCCGATAATGGCAAATGAAAACTATGTTCCGCAAGTAGATTACACCTCTCGTGACTACCTATCTCTCAAAGAAGAGATGGCAGCTCTCATCCCGTACTTTGCTCCCAACTGGACTAACCGCGACCCAGCAGACTTTGGCATGACCTTAATTGAGTTGTTTGCATACATGGGTGACCAGCTTAACTACTATATCGACCGTTCTTTGAACGAGGCTTTCATTACTACCTCCAGCCAAAGAGATAACGTTTTAAAAATTGCACGCCTTCTGGGGTACACACCCACAGAATCTACAGCTGCCAAGGTTACGCTGACCTTTCAGAACTCAACTGGAAGCACTATCACCGTACCAAAAAGAACTCAGGTATCAACTACTGTTGTAAACAGCGGTTCAACAACCCAGATTATTTTTGAAACTGACAGTGCGGTAACTGTGCCTGCAAAGGTAGGAACAACTAATGGTTCTATTACAGTAACGGCAACTCAAGGCGAGACACTTGGGTATGACGCAATCACACGCCCTACAGATGGAGAGCTAGGGGTATCTAACGGTGCAGCCAATCAATTCTACCCAATCCCAGACTCCCCAGTTATTGGTGGAAGCATTGAGATAGATGTATCTGGAGTTAAGTATTCTTATGTCCCATTCCTAATTGACTACCAAGATTACGACCCAGTGTTTACAACCTACACAGATGCTGAAGGCACTACATACGTTCAGTTTGGTGACGGAATCAGCGGACGTATCCCAGCAAACCAGGCAACTATTAAAGCTACCTACCGTATTGGTGGAGGCAAGCTGGGTAACGTTGCAGCTAACACTATTAAGTTTGTTAAAACAAATGCGACAATTGGCCTTACTGTAAATAACCAAGACGTTGGGCAAACCTCTGGGGCTGCTACAGGCGGAGCTGACCCAGAGGCAACAGACTCTATTCGTATCAATGCCCCTAAGAGCGTGAGAGCACTTAACCGTGCTGTATCACTATCTGACTACTCTAACATTGCTATTCAGGTACCTGGTGTAGCCAAAGCTAACTCTATTGCAGATGTGTATAGCAGTGTAACTATCTATATTGCACCGTTCGGTGACTCGGGTCTTCAGTCAGATGGGCAAACAGCCTCTGATATCTTTAACAACCTAGCCGTTAATATTGGTAAGTTCTTTGAGGACAAGACTCCACCAGGAACTTCAATCACGCTTCAGCCGCCTGCTTATGTAGACGTACGACTTAAGTTAGACTGTGTAGTACTACCGCAGTTTAGAGCTGACCAAGTAACAGCCTCAATCAGAGAAGCTATTACTGAACTGTTTGATTTTGATAACGTGTCTTTTAATGACCGTATCACTACAGCCGACGTACTAAGCGTCATTAGAGAGGTAGACGGGGTTGCCCGCGTCTCTATGAGCAAGATGATTAGAAAAGACGAAGATAAGGTATGGAGCATCAATAACAAGGTTCTATCAAATAGCGTAGCCACGCTTACAACTACAGCAACTCACAACCTTCAAGTTGGAGAGACTGTGTTGGTAAGCGGTGTTAACGCCCCTTTTGATGGCGCCTTTGTTGTTACAGCTGTAGCTCCTACTACATTTAGTTACTCTGTTATTAGTACAAACGTTTCTACAGCAGCCGTATCCCCTGTTGGAAAGGTTGCGTTGTTAGCT